TCAGTGACATCTCTTCTTCTGTGTCTTTTACAAGCCAACCAATCGAAAAACAACCAGCTGCGGTCTTTTTTATTATGTCTTTAAATTCTACCCAGCCAGAAAAAGGCTCGGTTGCATCTTTCCATCGGACTATCACAATCGGACAAGTCTTCAGGTTAAATTTCATTTCACTAAAGTATTCTGTCCAGGCACCAATTTGAAACACTGAGGTCGCTCCGTTTTTTTAGATACACTAAACCATTGTTCATAACCTTGAATGTAATCTATACCGCTGCTGTCAACACATAAACTTTTACCGAAGGTATCTTTTACGGCTTGTTGCACAGAGTTCAACGACATGTCATCACCAACCATGGACCCGCCGTCTTTAAGCTTTGGCCACCAATTCAATATATCTGTTTTAACTGCTTCGTATTCGTGAGCTGCATCTACTATGATTCCTTGAAAATGTTTATCTTCAAATCTTCTTATTGTGTTTGCATCATCAGATCTAGACTTGATTGGTGTTACTATTCCTTTGTCAATAAACACTTGACAGTTTTGTAAGAATATATCGTAAAAGCCTTTTGCACCTAGTTTAAGATTAGTATGTTCAGAGCTCCCTTCGAATGTGTCAAGACAATAGAGGTGAACTTTCTTTTCTGAGTTAATAATGTTAGTTGCCAAGTAAGATGTAGATCTTCCCATAAAAGGTCCTATCTCTAAGATCTCATCACCGTCTTCACATTGTTCTAATAGTTGGTCGTATGCATCATGCATGTTAAACCAGCCTGGTATTGTAAAATAGTTATGTTTCATACTCTCTCATTTTCTTGAGACTCGTGAACAAGCTGTCTTGTATCTTGCGGAGACACTTGAAGAAAATAGGAGGAACTGCGTCCACGAATCTCGTTGCAATAATATAGGATAAATTGCATATTGAAAGTATGAAATATTTCCTAATTGTTTGGCTATGTATAAATGATCCTAACTTACCACTGGACAATACCTGTCAACAATTGATCATGGACAAGGGATATGAGACGGTTATTCAATGTAATGAGGAAGCCGCTTCAATGTATCAAAGTCTTAAGCCAGCAAGAAATATTTATCTAACAAGCTTTTGTTCTTTGAAGCCTTCAGTGTAACGTGTGCATATAGTATTATAAATATAAATACAAAAATAAAAAAATAAATTAGCCGAAATGTTACGTAACATTATTAATATATTACTATTAATATTATTTATCAGGGTTTTTAGGTGTAACGTGAGTGTAACGTGAAATCCTAATGTAACGTTACGTTGGGATATCTTGAGTATTGAAATAGCTTAATTTTAGCCTAAAGTGTATTGTAATGACAAGAACAGACGTTACAGACGTTACAACCACTTTACAAGAAAGGTTTGACCACTTTCCTGGACTATCACCAAAGCAAGCTAAGTTTGCACAATTGATAGTCTTGTATGAGGGTAGAAAGACAGCAACACAAATAGCTATTGAGTGTGGTTTTTCTGAAAAGACCGCAAGACAACAGGCTAGTAATATGCAAAACCCTAAAATGTTTCCAAAGGTTGTTGACGCTATTAATCACTACAGAGTGCAATTTTATAGAAAATATGAAGTAAGCTATGACAAGCATTTGAAGAGAATGTATGAGTTGTCTGCAAAAGCAGAAGAGGCAGGTAATTGGAATGCAGCAGTTGTAGCTGAAAAGAATAGAGGTCAGGTGGCAGGACTTTACATCGACAAGAAAGAAATAAAGTATGGAACTATTGATAGTATGAGTATGGAGGAAGTCGATGCAAAAATTGTTGAATTGGAAAAAAGGTTATCAGGCGAAACGGCTAAACCGGTGGTAATCAATGGTAACGAACGACAAACATCTCAAGGGTAATTGGGCACATCAACGAGCAATACTTTGGTTATCCGAGAAAGGCTACTATGTTTATAGCAATGTTTTTGGCACAGGTCCTATCGATCTTGTTGCCATTGATGATTTGGGGCATGTGGAATTATTTGATGTGAAGCTTGCAGGATTTAGAAATAACAAAGATACTTTAGGATCTAAACAAATGATTAATAGAGTATTGACAGCAGAACAAAAAGAGTTGGGTGTAAAACTATTGTATGTTTTTGACAATGGAGACTGCAGAGTTCAATTAGATAGAGCTGCTTGGTTAAAAAAGCAGAATGAAAACAGGGACGAGAAAGGCAGATTTAAAGGAACAGATGAGGAAACCTGAGGGTAGATTTACTACAACACTAAGATCAAACTGTAACAAAATACACTTCTTAAAAATAGATTCTTGGTCGACACCAGGTTTACCTGATTTATATGGTCTTTATGAACATGAAGAGACTGGTTTGCCAGGCACGTTCTGGGCAGAATTGAAGTGTACAAAGATTAACAAGATTGGACTGTCTCCAGTGCAGGTTGCTATAAATCTCAAGCTATCTGAGTACAACATACCTAATTACATACTTGTCAGAAGCCTCGCTAAGAGAGCCTTGAAAATTTTTCCAGGACACCTGGTCGAAGAAGCGTCGAGGGTTGGTTTCAAGTCCAAGAGCCATGTTGCATGTTTCGAAGACCCTCTTCCATGGTCCGAGATACAAAAGTCCCTGATGGTGGACCCCCAAATTATTTTTACTGGTTATGGTAAATGTTTACCGGGCCCAGCTCCCAGGCAGGTCAAGTAAAAATCCTGAACAAAAATCCCTGAGTCCTGACCCCACGTCATAGCATAGCTTATAATAGAAGTTTCCCGGCGCGCTCGCGGGTGAATTTTCTGCGAGGTCAAGAAAAAAAGGTTGATTTTACTTGACTTTTGATTCACGAATCACCATATTATAACCAGTAGCTCTTCCAGGGAGCTCCTGAGAAAGGAAGAAGATATGTTAGAAGCTATATTTTTCGGCGTTTATATGCTGTTGTTCGGTGTTTCCAGATGGCAGGCACTGGCTGCTGTAACAGGTTTCCTCCTGTTTGGTCTCTGGGCTGAAGCTTGGGACCTTGGTTCAAAAATCCTTTAGGTCGGACCCCACGTGGATCCGGCCTCCTAATATAGAATTTAGGAGCGGGGCTCGCGATCGTCTTCTCTGGCAGAAGAATCATCTAATTTAAATCCTTTGAAAAATCCCTTAAGTCCGACCCCACGCTGATTCGGTTTCCTAGTATAGGAAATGCCCGCTCGCGACCGCGAGAAAAAAAATCAAGAAAAAAAAATTTTGAGGCTAACGCCAATCTTGTTTTTAGAAGAAAATAGTTATCCACAGAAAAGATTTTTTTCTTATATTTAAATGTTCCAATTAGTTAGGATATATGCATAATGGAAACATACTTTAAATAGTATAGAAAGAGAGAATGCTAATATGCAGAATATAAGTAAAGAAGACAGAAATAAGATTGACGACTACGCTAGGTTGTCAATTCTTAAATCTATCTTTGTTAAGGAATGGCAGGAAAGCTGTCGTAAAGAACTTGCCTTTATGAGTGGCAAGTATCATGGTTTCTTATTGGGTGATGAGTTTCAATTCTCACATAAGAAGCGTCAAGGTGGTTTATCTCAAAGTAAGATGACTACTTTTATTAAAGACAAGTTTGGTTTTACTGATGACCAAATGAAAGAAATGTTTTGTAGTGAACAGACTATTAACGTGTTTACTCCAAAGCCTTTAATATCAAGTATTAAGCAACAAAAGAAATGTAAAGATAGTATCTTACGTTCTAATGTTATGAACTTAATACCAAACTATCAAGATAAGGTGGTGTTGTAATGCCAAACGATAACTTATTACAACTCTTAAACTTACCAACTCAAAATGCCAATACAGAGGTAAATCAAAATGATAACAACACTAATATTAATTGGCAAAATGATTTGCTTGGTTGGGTTTATTCTAATACTCTTGAGAGTGTTCTATTAACTTGGCTAACCAATAACCAAATGTCAAAGCAAGACTTGGCTAGGGTTCTTGTATCAGTCTTATCTAACAAGCCAACAAATCAACAAACTGATGTATCAACTACAGTTATTGAAAAACTAAATAATTTAATCAATAGCCAGTAATTAATACCAGCATTTTAACCACCACCTGTTCTCACAGGTGGTGGTTTTTTTATGCCTGATGCAATTACCATCTTGTTCAGATCCCACAAATTATAGTATCTATATTACAACTGACATACTATATCTAGTAGTCCCAAAAATTTCCAAAACTCAAACTCCGTTTTTTTGCCCACGCCACCCCCCTGCGTTGCGCGGTTGCTTGCTAGAACAGCACAAAGTCAAGTTTTGCACATACACAACCTCCACAAAATACTTTTGAAAAGGGGACCCAATTTGATATAAAAACTCAATGGGAATGAACATAGAGGGGCTAACCCCTTTTGAGCAAGAAGAAGCCCTAAAGAAACTCTTACTCAGAAAAAAAATTTTAGAATTACAAGGCAAACAAAAGGATGATTTCTTATTGTTTGTTAGATCTGTATGGCCAGAGTTTATTGCCGGAAATCACCATAAAATTATTGCTAAAAAATTTGAGGCTATCGCCAACAAGGATATCAAGAGACTTATTGTTAATATGCCTCCTCGACATACAAAGTCTGAATTTGCTTCATACCTATTTCCTGCATGGATGATGGGCCGTGAACCACGACTCAAGATCATTCAAACATCACACACGGCAGAATTAGCACAACGCTTTGGCCGTAAAGTTAGAAACTTAATCGACACACAAGATTACCAAAATATTTTTCCAGGCATGGAATTATCGGCGGACTCTAAGGCAGCAGGTCGTTGGGAAACAAACTCAGGTGGCGAATACTTCTCTGCCGGTGTCGGTGGAGCAATAACCGGTCGTGGTGCTGATCTGTTAATTATCGACGACCCACACTCAGAACAAGATGCACTCAGTGCAACAGCATTAGAGAATGCGTGGGAGTGGTATTCATCAGGTCCTCGTCAACGTTTGCAGCCTGGTGGTTCTATTGTGATTGTCATGACTCGTTGGAATACAAAAGATATCACCGGAGAATTGATCAAGGCCCAAGGACAACCGAAAGCGGACCAATGGGAGATTATAGAGTTTCCGGCGATCTTACCTTCTGATAAACCAGTGTGGCCAGAGTATTGGCAAAAAGAAGAATTAGAATCTGTCAAAGCATCCATCTCTGTTGCAAAATGGAATGCACAGTGGCAACAAAATCCTACAGCAGAAGAAGGAGCTATTATCAAACGTGAGTGGTGGCAAACGTGGGAGAAGTCACAGATGCCTGGTTTGATGCACGTGATACAATCTTATGATACTGCATTTAGTAAAAAAGAAACCGCCGACTACTCCGCTATCACTACTTGGGGTATTTTCATGCCTGACGAAAGAACACCTAATATAATTTTGCTTGATATGAAAAAAGGCAGATGGGACTTTCCTGAGATGAAAGAGATTGCTTATGATAGTTACAAGTATTGGGAACCGGAGTCCGTGGTCATTGAAGCAAAAGCCACAGGTATGCCGTTAACGCAAGAACTTCGAATGCGTGGTATTCCTGTTATCAACTTTACACCTTCTAAAGGCAATGATAAGTTGAGCAGAGTTAATGCTGTAGCACCATTATTTCAGTCTGGCGTAGTATGGGCATTCT